AAAAATAGATTCAGTGGGTCTACAGGCCCAGTGGATAAACTTCTTTACGACCAGAACTCAGGTCGATTACTAACACATTTATTCCTATGACTTTATTAATTGATGCCGACTGGCTTGCTTACTCTTCATGTTGTGCTTGCGAGCAAGATGTGAGATGGACTGAAGATATACATAGTCTTTGGTGTAGCGAGCAAGATGTAATGGAATTGTTTGATGCAAGAGTCAGTCATTACCAATCAATCGCTGATGACAAAGGCCCAGTCATCATGTGCTTCACTGAATACCCAACCTTTAGACATGGGATCTTTGATGAGTACAAAACTAATCGGATAGGTAAACGTAAACCTTTAGCATTAAAAGAAGTTAGAAAAAAAATAGTAAAAAATTATCAGGCTATTAGCTTTGATGGCTTAGAAGGTGATGATGTTATGGGCCTTCTAGCTACTGGTAATAGATATGAAGATCCGATTATTGTTTCACCCGACAAAGATATGAAAGGTGTGCCTTGTCGATTGCTTGCTAATGATGAGATTGAATTGATTACTAGAAAGAGAGCTGATAGAAACTGGATGCTTCAATGTTTAACTGGAGATTCAGGAGATAATATTCCTGGTCTGATTGGAGTTGGCCCAGTAACAGCTAATAAAATTCTTGGTGATGCTGAGTCTCTATCAGATATGTGGGATAAAGTTATTACTACTTATGAAAAGAAAAAGAAAACTTATGCTGATGCACTGATGACAGCTCGACTAACAAGAATACTTAGAGATGGAGAATATAATCATGTGACAGGAGAAGTAAAATTATGGGAGCCAACACTATGAATGAAGATGATCTATGGCCTCCGATAGATGAGGCTCTAATTAAAAAACTAAAAGAGATTTATGTAGATAAATGTCCCTCAATTGATACTCCTGATCGAGAGATATGGAGAGTGTTAGGTCAAGTCGAATTGGTAAGAATGTTAGAATCAGTCTATATTGAGCAAAACAAAGTCGGAGATTAGGCATGTGTGGAAGAAAACGAAGTAGCAATGCCGAAAGCATTGCTCTCCAAAGAGAATCTCTTGACTTATCTAGAGAACAGTTTGCAGAAAGTAAAAGACAATGGGGTGAACAGTTCCAATGGCAAAAAGATAAGGCTGCTGAACAGAAGAAGATAGCTGAAGCTAGAGCTGGTAAAGGCCCAACAAGAACGACTGAATATGCAATGTCTGCTTTAGAAGGTAGATCACAACTTGGTTTTGGTAAGGATAAATTAAAGACAGGTGTAACAGGTGGTGGCCTAGCTATCGTTTAACCAATGGAACTCAACATCACAACTAATGTTGACCAGCAACCAGGGAAAGCTCCTAAGAAAAGGGAGGGAACTGTTGCTTCTCGATATGAACAGTTAAAAACTAATCGCAATCCTTTTGAAGATAGAGCTAGAGATTGTGCAAAGGTAACGATTCATTCTCTATTTCCTGATGATGGGCATGGAGATCAAGGAAGACTGAAGACTCCTTATCAATCAGTAGGAGCTAGAGGTTTACTTCACCTATCAAACAAACTAGGTCTTAGTCTTTTCCCTCCTAATACTCCTTTCTTTAAATTAGAAATAGATAGCCTTGCTTTACAAGTAGAAGAAGCTGGCCCAGAAATTAAAACAGAATTAGATACTGCATTAGTTAAGGTCGAGCAAGCTGTAATGAGTATGCTCGAAACCATGTCAGCTAGAGCTTCGATGCATGAAGCTTTTAAACAGCTACTTGTTTCTGGAAATGTACTTCTATATATAAACCCAGAAGGGATAAGAGTTATTCATCTTCAGAACTACTGTGTTCAACGTGATCCAATGGGTTGCGTTAAAGAAATTATTGTAGAAGAAGAAGTTTATCCTGATGCTTTACCTGATGGATTCTTACCTGACAGATTAGAAGATGATAAAACGACAGGCCCAGTAAAGAAAACAGTTAAGGTTTATACCTGTGTCAAGTTTGATAAGGATGTATGTACTTGGTATCAAGAGGCAAAGGGAGAAGAGATTCCTAATACCTATGGTATGTGTCCAGAGAATTGTAGTCCTTGGATTCCATTGAGGTTTAATCGAATTGAAGATGAAGAGTATGGGAGAAGTTATGTCGAGCAATACTATGGAGATCTTCTATCACTTGAATCTTTATATCAAAGCGTACTTGAAGGTAGTGCAGCCGCTGCAAAGATTCTATTTCTAGTTAATCCCAATGGAACTACTAGACCTAGAACAATTGCTAATGCAGCTAATGGAGCAATCGTTCAAGGTAATGCTGCTGATGTCAGTGTCATTCAAAGTCAGAAGGCACAAGATCTAGGCATAGCTCAACAGACTATTGATCGTATAGAAGGTAGATTGCAATTTGCTTTCTTACTTAATACTGCAATTCAAAGACCAGGAGAAAGAGTAACAGCAGAGGAGATAAGATTTATGGCACAGGAATTAGAAGCATCTATCGGTGGATTGTATTCAATACTGACTCAAGAACTACAGCTACCACTGGTACATAGACTTATCTATATCTTACAAAGAAAGAAAAAGTTACCTGAGTTTCCGAATAACGAAAAGACTGGAGAGCCTCTAGTTAATCCCAAACCTGTTACTGGTTTAGAAGCTATTGGTAGAGGTGATGATCGCAACAAGTTAGTTGAGTTCATCACTATTGCTCAACAAGCTCTTGGCCCTGATGTCATGGCTAAGTATCTAAATATGGATGAAGCTCTTAGGCGTTTAGCTGCAAGTGGATCTATAGATACAACAAACTTAGTTAAGACTCCAGAGCAATTACAACAAGAGCAAGCTCAAGCTCAACAAGAGCAAGAGCAGATGCAGCAACAAGAACAATTGGCTGCTTTAATGCAGTCAGGCGCAGCCGCTAAAATGGCTGACAATTACACAAAAGAAGGAGCACCTTATGGCCCCCAATTCACAGAAGGAGGAACAGTCCCTAACTCCCTCCCCAACCCAGTCCAAGAACCAGGAGTCCCAAGCGGCCCCACAGGAGGAGAGCAAGCCTAAGAAAACTAAAGCTAAAGCTACTCAACCTGGGATCACTCAAGACAGTGATTCACATTACACAATTCGCTAGTACCCACCATGCCAGAAGCACTCACTATTAAAGAAGAACCAACAACAGCTGTTGCACCAGAGCAATCAACCGAAACTACAGAAGATTCTGGATTGCTTGCTGGTAAATACAAATCGCAAGAGGAGTTAGAGAAAGGTTATCTCGAACTCCAACAGCAACTAGGAAAGAAAGAATCTGCTGAAGAATCTGGAATCAGTGAACCTGAACCAGAACTAGAAGATAAAGAAACTTCTGAACCTGCTAGTGCTACAGAAATTTATGGTGAATATATCGGTAGCAAATTTGATGAGGCTGGTATTGATTACGAGGGAATGAACTCTCGCTTTCAAGAATCAGGCCAGCTAAGTGATGACGACTACAAAGAATTAGGAGAGGCAGGATTCAATAGAGATATGGTCGATGCCTATCTCCAAGGTATTCAGGTTAATGCAGAAAGAGATACTGAACTTCAACAAGGACAGGTTAAAGAGATTCAAGATATGTATGGAGGGCCAGATGCCTATGGTGAAATGATTACCTGGGCAGCTGGAGTCTTAACAGATAGTGAGAAAGCTGCATTTGATATGGCTATTAAGAATCCAAACTATGACATGGTAAAACTTGCAGTAGCTGGATTAAATGCTCGCTATATGGCTGAAGGAAATAAGGAGCCAAAGCTAGTCAGTGGAAGAGGAAGTAAGAGAGGAAGTAAATCTAAGTTTGATTCAATGGCTCAGGTTATAGCAGCTATGCAAGATCCTCTTTATGCTTCTGATCCTGCATTTAGAAAACAAGTTGAGGAGAAGCTTTCTAGATCAAATGCCATTTAAGAGTTATCATTTAATTACCTAGACCTATTGACTGTAACTCTGGCCCCTTGCGAGGGATACCCTTAGTGAAAGGAAATCGAGGTCAGGAACCTTCTTTCTTTCTAGGTATTCTTTATGACTAACATGACCGTTTCTAGGCTGGGCCTAGTAAACGCAACTGGTAGTAGTTATGACGCTCTCTTTCTAAAAGTTTTTAGTGGAGAAGTCCTATCTGCTTTCCGTAAGGCAACTGTATTTGAATCTCTGCACAATGTGCGGACAATCTCTTCAGGAAAATCAGCCCAATTTCCAATAATTGGACTTTCTTCAACTGCCTACCATACGCCAGGCACCCAGCTGACAGGCAACGCAATCAAGCACGCTGAAGCTACCATCAATATTGATGACAAGCTTGTAAGTAATGTTTTCATTGCGGACATTGATGAAGCCAAGAATCATTACGATGTTAGATCTCAGTACTCAACTGAGATGGGCAACGCTCTTGCTTATACTTTCGATCAGAACGTAGCGGCAACTGTTGCACAAGCTGCAAGAACTTCCACTAACTTCAACACTGATCTTCCTGGTGGTACTCGAATCAAGATTGTTGCTGCAACCAAAGCAGCTGTAACAGGTGCAAACCTTGTATCAGCTCTATGGACAGCAGCCGAGAAGATGGACATCAACAATGTCCCTGAAGATAATCGTTACGTTGTACTTGGCCCAACAGAATATTACAAGTTGGCTCAAACAACTGATGTACTCAACAGAGACTGGGGTGGATCTGGAGCTTACGCTGATGGATCTGTCTTGAAGGTAGCTGGTATCAGCATCATCAAGTCTAATCATCTTCCTACTACAAACAGATCAGCAGTTACTGGTGAGAACAACACTTACCACGCTAACTACACTGACAGTGTTGGCCTT